TACAAGAGTTTTATGGTTTTGTATAAGGAAGATCTCTGACCCGACATGATCAGCAAACTTAACAAACAAATCTATATTATAATCTACTGTATCGTCGGCGTATATATTCCAGTCCGTGTCATAAGCATACGTTAAATTATCAGGATTGGCCCCTGGGGAATATGCAGACGCAGTCCCCCATTTCTTAGTAGCTGTCTTGGTAACTACATTTCCGCCTACTGTGGCGTTCCCTTTATTATTAGTAATAGACGAGTCAGAAAAGGTTACCCCGTCATTTGCCCCGTCCATGTGCATCATCAAGGCTGTGTCGGCATCAATACCAGGGACGACTACCCCGGAAGCACCCATCATCATTTGCATTATATTCATAGTCTATCCACAATCCAAGCTAAACGCCCGTCCCTTATATGCGGTTGTCCCTGCAATCCCCGCCAAAACCACAACGTCTAATCCGGCCGCCGTGAAACTCGGAGCGCCTTCTGACCCCCAGTTTACATTTGTCCAGCTTACCACTTGACTGCCTATGTTCGTACCCCATATGCTGTATACGCCGAGATCGTCTGAGGCTATTGCATTGCTAAAGGTAAGCGTTGCCCCGGCATCAATCGTGAGAGAAATGTTATTTCCGAGCGACAGGTCTATTGTTACATCACCCGCGCCAAGAGCGCCTAAAGCACTTGTGACAATCCCGCAGTCGAGGAAAATGGCGTCTTCGATCTTCTTGCCATTCGCGTCTAAATCACCACCAAGCTCAGGGGTGGTATCTTCAACAAGACTGGAAATTTTTGTCTCCATGATGTCTCTTACGGCATTTTTACTCGGGGCTATTCCGGTTTCGCCATCCCATGTAGTCGAATTGTAAGCCGCGTCTGAGATTGCTCCCAAAGCAACGAGACTGAGGTTTTCCAATCCGTCAGCCGTGGCGTTCCACCCAATGTATTTACTGGCCTCCGGGGTCGGCAGTTCAAGGTCTGTCAGGGTTGATGTGATTGCCAGCTTAACCGACCGCCGGGTATAGTCCCATATCTTCTGAGCTATGTTCGTCAGCTTATCAAGTGCGTCCTCATGGGACTCAGCGGGGAAGGCATCATTCGCCACATAGTCCGTGCCTTGTGTAAACTCAACTCCGTCTTTCGTGAGCAGGACACTGGCACCCGTACTAGGGGCAACCACGAAGGAGACGTTTCCACCCGCCGCAACGCCCACTCCGGTAACGGAATAGTCCGTACCAATCGTTTTCAGGGTGCCGCTTACATAAACCTTGAGATCGTCCTGGTCGAGGATCTTGTTTGAATATGGGAATAATGTACTTGCCGCCGCTGTAGCTGTGTAGGGCCACCTGAATGTCTGTGATGATATGGTCATCGTAATGCTCCTTCTTCAAGTTCTATCTTATCGCGTAATCGCCTTGACTCTTCAGCCCTTATCTCTGCCGACGTTCTTACCTCACCGTCCAGTCTCTTCCACAGGGCAGAGTCGGATTTAATGCCAGAAATTATGGCCTGTATCTCGGGGAACGATAAAGCCTGACCACCCCCCTGCCCCTTCTTGAAGGCCGCGCCTAAAGCCTGTCTTTTCCTTGATTGGTAATTGTCCCACCGTTCACGAAGGTCCACTTCGTCAATCGTCCTCCGGTCAATCCCCATGTAATTGAGCAACTTTTCAATATGGGCTATCGTGAATTTTGGCTCACCCGTTATCTCATCAATAATCGGTTCGGGGTTGAGGATCGTGCCGGTGGCATACTGTCTCGCCGGGACCAGTGATTGCTTTGCCAGTTGATACAAGGGAAACTGTCTGAGAATGTGATCCATCAGTGGAGGACTGACCTTTTCAAAGTCGTTGTATTGTACCCCGTCAACTGTGTATTCAATTCCCTTTTCACCGCTCTTGAATTCTCTATCACCGAAGGCTGATCTTCCCGTGACCTGCTCGTAAGGAACTGTCACAACGGGACTCATCATATTGATGAGATCGAGGCTTACAAGGTCTTCTATCGTTTCGAATGGATTAAGGCCGCTCGCGTTGAAGAATGTAACCTTCCCATCCTTGACTCCTACCGGCCACATGTGGCTGAATACTTCGGGGATTCCGCTATCCTCTATTTCACTGACCATAAAAGGGAATGCGTCTTTGAATGCGTCCTCACGCTGATTCTCGGACAAAGCCCCAAGACCCCTGCCGGCCACCGTCTTGAAGGGATGCTTTGCCGGGAGTGTCGCGCCGTACTTAGCCATGAACTTGTACCAGTTATAGAACGGGACAATCCTTCTGATGTACTTCCGTTCCCAGTTCCCGGTAAGGTTGAACACAGGTAGGGTTTCCTTGACCTTCGCTATGATAGGATCAACGAGGGCGGGAGTGGTTTTCATCTCTGCCATCTTCGCCAGAATGTTCTCTTCTGTAATTTTGCCCTTCCCCGATTTGAGCAGCTTGACCGCCTTTTCTCTGGCAAGCCTGACGTACAAGGCTCTCACAAAGGGTTGTTCAAACATCGTGTTTATTGTGTAGCCGGTATCTGTTACCTTTGAAAGCCCCTCAACTACCTTGGAGTCATAAAGAGATTGAACGAGTCCACCTACGGCTGTCTCCGCTGTCTTCCCGAGTTTGGGATTGTACTTCATGACATTGGCAAAAGAAGCCTTCAAGAGTTCATCGGGGATTACATTGTGATACATCTTCTGAAAACCACGGCTGTAACTCAGGGGGCCGACACCTTCCATTGTGTTGAAGATGATATCACCCATGACATTGTTCTTGATCCACCGTGGCGCAAGGGCAAGAACTGAGTCCTTCCATACCTGAGTCGGCTTATCGACTACGAGCCTTACGATATCCTGCGCCTTTGATGATCCGAATATGGGAGTGGCAAAAGATTCAAGCTCGGAAACAAGCTCCTCCTTTATGAGATAGACGGGTTTGTTCTTGCTCACGCCCACAACGCTGAGAGACATACCCTTGAGTGCGTCCCCGAAAGCCTCATCAAAGGTGGCGTTGTCCATCCTCTTCGAGACTTCCTTGTAGAAATCAACCTTCCGTTTGTAGAAGGAAAGGTAGTTGTCCGGGGCAATAATCTTGTATCCCTCGTAAACCTTGCCCCCGACCTTCAAACCACCGACCACCTCTTCAACATCCCCGATATTGACCTTGATTCCGAACTTACCCGTAAACTCCGTTATGAATGCTTCGGTGTTTTTGAACTTCGTATATTCAGAGATCATCTTCGGTAAAATCTCTTTCAGATTTTCGCTATACCCCCCAATTCCCTTAGACTTTTTCAAGATACTGGGCTTGAATCGCTTCCCGGTTGTGTCTGCAAAATGAATACCCATCTTCGAGGCGTATTTATCAGGGAAGAAATGATGGACATACGCCGGAGAGAAATCACCCAGTTCAGCCATGACCGCTTCTTTAGATAGCCCCGTGGCCTTCATGATAGGCTGGTACATGCGATTCTCTATTACCTCTGCGGTCAATGCCCCTCTCTGCACCAAATCGCCTTGTACGCCATTTATGAGCGTCCTGTACCATGTCTCAAATCCTTTGAACTGCTCAGAGGGTTCAAAGATAAGGCTTGACCTCCCCTCAAGGTACGAAACCATGAGGGCTTGTTCTTCTTTGGTCAGGGTGTTGAGCTGTGTAAAAACCTCTTGATGGAGTCTGCCCCGTTCCTCAAACGTGGCTTCTTCGTACATATTACGCATACCGTTAAGGAGCCGCTTCGACTTATGCGCCCCGAACATCTGGGCCATGCCGGGGTACTCCTCAAGAACTGAATCAAAGGAGTGCTGAAAGATATACTTCGTCAGAGGGTTGTCTGAGTACTCCCTTGCAAATTCAACCGGCTTCCCCACTCGCATGATATCGTCTTCTATGACGGGCATCTCATAAACAATCGGCGTTCTCTTTGTGCTGAGAATTTCGTCAATGGTCTGGGAAACCTTCGTGCCTTTGGGGATGAACTTATTCACGCCCTCGATGGTCAAGGCGGCACCACGCCCCACAGCTTGATAAAGGGCGGTCCCGACAAATAAAGCGTCTACGGGGTTTTCCTGAACGAAGTTTTTCAGGGTTGTCAATGCTCCTTGCCGTTCGAGGATTTCAAAGACCATATCTGCGGCCTTACCAGCCGGGAGCTTTCCAATTTCTCTCGGTGTCTCTCCCGAAAGCAACAGCCCCCAATCGGTAATAACAGCCTTCACTAAATCGGTGGTCGGCTTGAATTGCTTTTGTACCTCTCCCTCTACTTCCTCCGTTCTGAGCCTTCCACTCAATACCGTGTTGGCATCCTTGATAAGATTCTTTCCGAACCTATAAGTGAATATGCCCGTGTTGGCTATCAAGGAACTGACAGAGTTTACTATCTCAGAGGTATTCCGGGGGATGTTCCCGATCATTTCACCAACTGAAAAGGGCTTTTCTGAGATCGTGCCGAACTCCTTCTCTCTCTGAAGCTCAATAGCTCTCTTGCGTACCTCCTCGCCTATGGAGGAAGGAAGACCACCAATAGCCTTCTCTACTTTCAACTGCTCTCGTATGGGGAGCTTTCGCTGTTCCCGCGAGGTTTCGTATTCCGTCTCAGGTGCCAGCCGGGACAGTTCTTCGGCGGCAGGTTGGTTGAAAGTGCCGGTATATTCCATTATCTCTTGATTGCTGAATCCGGCCTCAGAAAGCACAGTTCTGCGTTCATTCACAAATGGCTGAATCTCCGCATCGTTAAATCCCGCTTTTCTCAGGTCATCTATTATCATTTGCCTACCCTCAACATATAATCGCCTGCAGACTCATTCAGCTTTCTCGGAGATATAACCCCCGGTGCAGGAGGGGGAGGGGGCGGTACTATGAGGTTGATACCCGAAGACTGTTTTATACCCATAGCCTTGAGTCGTGCCTTTATCTCGCCGGGGGTATCTACTGCCGAAGCCCAATGTTCTTGCAGGTAGGGTTCCGCGAGTTCATACATCCGGGTTTTTAATTCAGCCCCCTTGAGCGGCGCCTTTGCAAGATCGGCCAGTATTTCAGTGACAGCGTTGTTATAAAAAACACCGCCCAATGATTTCGCACCAAAGCCGGTAAGGACTCCCTCATATCCGAACATTGTTTTAAGGGATGCTTCCGTATTGACAAAGACGGGATCTTTTCTGACATCCATTGTCTTGATTAGAGCATTCGCCGTATCAATACTGATTGTATCCGGCTGAGTAGCAAGGTTAAGCAAATCAGTGGGGGTCTTTCTAGGTTGACTTGGATCGGCTTGTGACAGGAGAAGGCCAGCAAGGACAGCCCCGTTATCCGTTTCAAACGGGAGGTTCGTATGATCCCGTATGGCCTTATTCTGGGCCGCCAGCGCATTATACCAAAATTCAGGATTCTTTATTCCCTCAGTATTCGCTATCTGTTTTACTGTCTCCAGGGTAAGGGAATAGTTTTTGCGGAGATCCAGCCCACCTATAACAACCTTTTTCGCATTGTCCTCAACCGCCTTTATCGCCTGTGCTTCCTGAGTCTCGAATGAGGTCTTGATATCTCGGAGCATCCCAGGTTCATCTTTTCCAAGTTTCTGACTGCGAACAAATTGTTCTGCAACATCCCTGTTTTCCATCTGGCTTGCGAGTGTATAGACGGAATCATACAGTCTGGCCTTTGCCCTGGCCCCTGCTGTTTCAGCATGCTTACGAAGGTGAGCTTCCTGCTTTTTCGCAAGAGCGGGACCCCCCCCGTTCAGTGCTACAATAGCGTTCTGGTTCTGAATGACCGCCTTGAGATCAGCCCCGTTATCGAGCGAGTTGTATCCTCGTTGAAGACCTGCGGCTATGTTGTTGGTCGCCTCCGCGTCCCTCACGGTTTTCTGGTGGGTTACTCCCTGTGAAAGGATTGAAGTCGAAGCACTCAGGAGCAACTTTTCAAGCACCATCTTGTTCTTTGCAGACAGGCCGGAAGCGGAAAGAACAGCAGCCCTCGATTCAGAAAGCGGCTCTTCGTAATTCTCTTTCAAGAAGGTTTCAGACAGGGCCGATATTCCGTTGCTCTTTGTCCGGATATCGCCCGATTTCTTTGTCCAGTCGGTCACAAAATCATTGTAGAGTTTATTCGTTATGACCTGCTCGGTAATGTCTCTCTCATAGGCTTGAATCTTTAGAAGGGTTTCACCAACCTTAGAAACAGCCTGGCCGAACCCAGCCTGGGCTTGTGCTTTTGCGGCACCGATATTGATCGGAGTGAGAGGCCCAGCGTCCTTGTATGGGGTCATTACCTCCCCGCCCTTCCCACTCGGCAGGACACTTGATTCATACTGGACTATCGCTTTTGCCATGATGTTATCCTATTTTCATGTTTGACTGTAAGTAAGCATTGCTAGCACCACTGAGCAGTGTTGATTCACCACTATAGAACCCAGCGGAAGCGGCATTTTCCCCCTGCCCTGATATTATGTTTCCCCGCCTTCGCTGTTGTTCAGCATACCTCTGGCCCTTCAACGATGCTATCCTTCCCCGGTCACGAACCTCCGAGGCTTCGGTAATCGCGTTCGCCCATATCATTGCTACATCCTGCTCACCTTCAACGGCGGATTCTTCGGCAACCATGACAGGGGTGCCTTGATACTTGAACCCGGAAACGGCTTCCTGCGTACGCTGATAGGCTAGGAGCCTTGCGATTTCTCTCCTCTTGAGGGCTACACTCGCAATCCCCTTCTCCTCAATAGCAAGGGCCTCACGGCTGGCAACGCCCATGTTCTCACGGGCAAGAGCCTCATTATCGAGTGCTGTCTGATTCAGCGCGGCCTGATTTTGACCGGCGATATCCTTTGCGTCCTGTCCGGCCTTAATCTGCGAATATGCAGTTAAGGCCACACCCGCTATCATTACACCTGTTGCCATTTCACAACCTCACGTATCGGACAAAATTCTCTTTTCTCGGCCCGTAATGAACCATCATGCTTTCAGGCACAAAACCAAGCCTCATAATACATTTGTGGGCTTCATCAAACCCGTAGACTACGCTGGTCTGGATCCGGTGAAATCCGTATTCCTCGAAACACACATCCAGAAAATCCTTCATGTAACGATAAAGGAACAAGCCTTTCCCGCGTCCCTTCGGTGAAACCATCATCCACGCTTCGCCTACACCCTTCCAGAACTGTATAACCCCCCCCACGGCAAGAACGTCTTCACCACGCAAGATCGTTGTCGCTGGTCCCGCCATTGCGTAAGTTTCTGCCCTCGCATCCAGGTCATCAAGGAACATGAGCATTTCTGTATCAATGTCAGATTTCTCAATTCCTATCATGTGTTCCGGTTTGAATGGCTCAACTGTAATCATTTAATCTCCCGTATTGACAACAGGCTCTATCGCTATTACCGTCATCGGCAAAGGCTGTTCCTGTGTTATCCGAATATACCCGTGTCTATCCCATCCGCCAGGGAACGGGACTGTCTTATCGCCTGTAAATAGCGGAGGTGAATACCCCATCGGGTCGGATGCTGTTCTGAATTGAACTACATCGAGATTTCCAACCTTGCTTCCGATATTCGCCCCCAAGGTCTTATAGAACCTGACCATGACAGAGTGGATCTTCTTTCTCTTCCCCTGAGACGAACCGCCTTCTTCTTTTGTTTCCAGATCCATCGGCTCCAAGATCGAGGTGAAGGGAAGCCCTACCGTGACAACCGAAGAAGTGGTACTCCGGGTTATAGCTCCCGAGACTACGGTCGTGTTGGGTTCCGGCGCTCCGTCTGCTAGAATAGAGACTGTTTTACCCTCAAGATGATCGAGTCCCGATACGGTGCTTGCGCCGGTTCCGTTATATTGAAGCCCGGAATCTACAAACCAGCAATCGGCCTTCGTATCTCCAAAACCGGGGGCAAGATATTCTATATACCTTTTCGTTGCCCCGCCTATTGTCCGATTGACAATGAACCATACCTGATCGTGGTCTGATACCGGTATAACGGAAACATCCTCAAAGCTCCCCTCAGTCTCATGCAGGTGCCATGCGGTAATCTCCTGTGCCTTGTTGTAAGTAAAGGCCGCTATGGTGCCGTCATTGAGGACACACCACAGGATAGAGTCCGGCTCAGCCTGAAAAGCGTATGCCTTTATCCCAACACTGGTGACATGCTCGGCAAAGATGGTAAGGTCTGGCGGGTCGCCAAAATTGTCTTGAATGTAATCATATATAAGCTCCCGTATCTTTTTACCGGCCCTCTGGACAAAGAGGATCGCGTTTGCAACTGGAATGCCGGGAACTGAGGAGCTTCCGTATCTTGCGATTCTTCGGGCCTTTCGCTTTGTCGGCGTGATCGCTTCATCGGTTGCGCCGGAAGAAACTACCCAGGCGGCCTCTGCAGTCCCTACGCTCAAGTAACGTGATGCCAACATCCAAAGGATTGAACTGTTGTCGTCAAGAGTAAGGTCCATCGAGTCGTCAGCCGCGACGCCCGTTGTCATATCATCGAGGTTCCCGGTTGCACTCAGCCATATAGTTTGAGGTAAGGTAGACGTTCCGGCATAGGCGGCCCTTTGCTCATACAGGGCAATCGATGAAGGGTATCCACTTGCGGCTGACCATGCGGCCGGTTGCGCGGTGAAGACAACAGAGGCTATCGCCCAAGAGACATGACTTGCCCTGGTGAGGAGTCGAGGATGAACGTGACTTTCTGCGATTCTCATTGTATCGGCATTCTGCGCGTATTTGATACTACCGATCAGCGACGTTGTATAGGGAGAAGCGATTTCGATGGGAGTTACCCCACTCACAATCTGACCATTATCCTTGTAAAATCTTATATACTCATGCCCAAACTCCATCATATAGGCCTGTTCCACATTAAACTGAAACGGGATTATTCGAGCTATGTCTGTGCTGGTTTTTATCTCTGCCACATAGACAGTCCCGAACCTTCTTGACGCGCCCCCGTGAGGATGAACAATCATGTTCTGAATCGTTCTGCAGGCATTATAATACTTGGAGAGGTCAACCCGCCCATATAAGCGAGGTGAGAAGGTTCCGCCGGTAAAATTAGTAAGTATCGCGCTTGTTTTCATTCTCTCGCATCCAGAAAAGTATCAGTAGTAATCGCGTCAGGTGTTCCTTCCTGCGCGTCAACGGATCTTGCTTCCTTCATCTTCCTATCGTATATCACCCACATTCGTTCCTGTTGTTTGGAACTGCCTGTAAGTGCGTAACAGATATCAGCCGCCAGCCGTGCCGCGATAGCCTCTCTCAGCAAAACGTCCATCTCGTTGATATCGGTAATTTGTTTCAGATACACGATGTTACAGGTAGACGAATCCGTAAGAATCCACCGGCCTTCGACTTTCCACGCATACCCATCCTCTTCCTCTTCGATCATTTTCAGGACTCTCAGGCAGAGGGGGCTTGTGGGAAGAGCGTACTTATAGTCATAGTCTGAGGGTGTATCAGCACTCTGAGCCAGGACTACCCTTTGTGTGGCACAGTTCCAGGGGTATGCCCTGATAACCGAATCTCTTATGTATCCGTACCGACCATTGCAAAGTCTCGCGGCCTCCACATCTTCAGTCATTGAGATAATGCTTGAATGCCCGAGCATGAAAAGCGATTGATTAGCAAGCCCGACAATGCTGGCCCCACCCGCGACAGTGGATGTTACCTCTCCATAAATGAAGTCACCCGGAACATATCGATCGTCATCAATAGCTAATGCCGATGTTCCATCACAGAGTATCGAATAGGTCACGGTGTAATCATACGCCGTGAAGTCGTAATAATAGAACCCATCCCCGACTTCGGTCATTGCCCCGGCTTCAACGGAAAGTGACCCGTCTGATATATCCCTGATATTGAGTGTCGGTGAAAGCCCGGTAGCGTAAACCCCTACCTTTTCAAAATACACTTTTATCTTCATGCCACCTTCTCCTGTTGCACCTTCATGTCTTTTTCCATTTGTATGACCTGTCCCATCAACTCCTGCGATTGCTTAAAATCAGGGCAGATATGGAGTGCGTACTTGACTGCCATCTTCGCTACCCCTAACCCCCCTAATCGTAATACCGCCCTTGCATACTGGTCACACACGCCCCATCGAACCTTCCCACCATCGTAATTCTCCATACAACGTGAAGCATACTGAAAGGCCGTTTCAGGATTATCGAAAACATTGTAAAAATAGCCTTCGGTCAGATAGAAGTTATTATAAGGGTCACAGTGTATCGCCTGATTTGTATGGAACTGTTTACGCTTCAAAATCTCTTTTCCCGCGTTGTCTTCCGGGTTTGGAATTGCCGTAAATTTCGCCCCCTTGTCATAATGGATGAGGCCAACAAGGATGACTCCGATTCCATACATAACCCTTGCGATAACCAACATTGCTATTATTCCGAGAATGGGTTGCACGGGTATAACAGCGGCGGTCCCGGCCATCCCTCCGGCCATTGCCCAAAACGGGAATGCGGTGTGGGCTTCCCTAAAGGGGAAGAAGAAAAGCCCATGCACCGCAAAGGCGATAAACGCCCCGGAGAGGAGGGATGTCTCCGTCCACGACAAGGAGGAAAAGAGAAGGACTAAAAGCACGTATCCTATCAATCCAAGTTCACAGATTATCTCCAGATGGTCGTTATGGACTCGATGCGAAGTTGAAGAATGAACAGCTCTACCCCTGGCGAAGAAATGCTTCAACAATTTACTGTCAAGGATCTCAGGAGTGATTGCCGGATATTCACGTCTGAATGTTCTGAGCCCATGCCCGGAAATGGGTGCTTTCTTTATAATGAGGAAGGTGGCAAGTAAGAACGATATGCGACCACTCGTTGCCTTGTATAAATCATCACCCCTTGACCTTATTATCAGCCATACACCAGCAAGGGCGAACGGAACGACAATGAGCATTTTGGGTTCCTGCATACAGGCCACGTACATCAACCCGATAATAACCGCAATCTGGGCCCCTCGACACTGACTTAACCCGATTGCAACGGCAATCAAAACGACTAAAGGTGCTATCCACCAAGACAGATTAAATGTGAGCCATGCCCCGGCAAAAAGCGGGATAAGGAGAAAGGCCCCAATATGATTATAATTTCCGAATATAAACCACTTCCGTTTCAGTTCTTTGGACTTATAAAAGATTAAGGTCGCGCCGGCGAATATAACACCAGGTAAGAAAATGAAAGACAGGAGTACTTGTAGCGGTAACCCTCTTGCCACAAGGAAGACCACCAGACAGGTAAGCATCATGTAAAGATCCTTGCCACTCTGTCTCGAGCCTGACCACGACATAGACGCTATCATCCACGCGCCAAAGCATAGCGCAAGCATCGTGGTATTGTCCCACGCGAACGGGACGGACCCGTAAAAGATCCATCCGACCAGAAACGCCCCTGTAATAAGCTCCCCTAGAATGCTTCTGCCATCTTCTCTCTGCTGCCACGAAAAGAAAGGTATCATCGCAACAAGCAGGAATATATATGCTCCCTCAAACATATTGTCTCCTTTGTGGGGGAGAGATTTTACTCCCTCCCCCGGTTAAAGGTTTACGCCAACGCAGCGTAAGCGACCATCGTTGCGGCATCAGACGCAATTTCAGTCAGTCGGATTACACTCATTGCAGCGTTAGTATTATGAGCGATAAAGATAATATCTCCCGCGCTCATCCCAGGACAGTTGGTTGTGTTAAATCCATACGTTGCATGCACCGCACTCGCGGCAGTCAACGTCTCCGTTGTGTTATAGATATAGAGCTTGGTCGGCCCTACAGCCACACAGTTAAGTCCAGCAGCGGCAAAAGCCATAATTTACCTCCCTTACGCTAACGCGGCATAAGCAACGATTGTGCAGGTAGTCGCAGCAATGGCCGTTATTCTGGTAACACTAAGCAGGGCATTCGTGTTGTGAGCGATCAAAACAACATCACCCGCAGTCATGCCCGGACAGTTATCAGTACAAAAGCCATTGGTAGACGCAGCCGCCGTTGCCGATGTCAGCGTATCCGTTGTGTTATAAATGTAGAGCTTCTTCGGCCCTACGCCTATACAGTTAAGTCCAGCAGCACTGAAAGCCATATCAGCACCTCCTTACGTTAAGAGCGCGGTGACAGATTCATCACAGGCAATCTTGACGATTCCCTCTTCATCAATCAATACCGCACCACATGACATCATTGAATCAACCAGATACGCCGCCTTCTGGGGAACCCAATCGATCATGGTTTTGATCGTCTGATTCTCCGCTATGCCTACCGCTGTGCGGTGGTATAAAAAGCAAGACCGAGTATTGGTTGACAAGGGAAGGTTCGAGTGGAAGAACCAGTTGATTCCGCGCCACCTGATTACCTGTGTACCCTTTGTCCAGTTGAGGTCATTCACGTAGTCCCTGCTGGACACCTGAGTAATGTTGATGAACTCTTCCCACTGAATAGCCCCAAGCGCGCACCACCTGTCCCCATCATCGGGAACATCATACGCATTCAGGTCGGATATCGCAGTGAGGAGCTTGTATTTTGACAGACCGGAACTAGCCGCAGCTATGGCGTTGGTCGTGGTGGCATTCATAACCGTAGTGATACGGCTGTCTACCTCGCGGCCCAATGCCCCTGCGCCAGATCTGGCGGCAAGCATCCTCTCATCCGAGTTGGTTTTGAGTTCATCGAGATTGTCAATGTACTCCGGCGCGTACTTGTCAGTAGCGGTCGCCGTCACATTGGCATGAACGGGATTCATCGGCACAACATCGCCGTTTTTGGCTTTGTCCGTTGCCGTTCCTTTCCCGTACGTCTTGAAACTTACCGTCTGGCCGGGTTGTAGAATCTTCCGGCGGATGGTATTGGCGAGTTTGGAACCGAACTGCTGATATGCGACATGCACATCAGAGTCATATTCGGTTATAAACGCCGTTGAAATGGTATTAGCCATTGTCGTTCTCCTTTCAAATAGACTCTCAAAACACTTCTGCTTTGGTTGCCATTCAGAAGGAAAACGATTGCCTAACGGGTCGCTTCCTATCCTACAGGGCCGCGCTTGTAGTGGTTAACGGTTAATAGTTATGGGTTAGCTATTCGCGCCCAACGTCGCCGCATATCCTTGATTGTAAGCCTCAACTTCCTTGACATAGGCTATATCTTTCTTGCCCGGATCACTGTATCGAGGATCAGCCTTCATGCTTACAAGTTTCTCCCATGTGAAATCTCCTCCCGATCCAGCAGTCCGCCCAGTAGACAAGCCATGCTCTCCTATGGCCTGTGAAGCCTTGAACATCCCCTTCACAACATCCGGGTGTGAGGCAAGACCAGTATCAGCCAGGAACTTCTTGAAGTCGGCACCGAAGACCTGCTCAATCATTGCATCCCCGGCCGCGAGGTTGGCTTCAAAATCCGCGCCCCACTCTTTCTTCATCTCAGCCGTGGCGGTCTGGAGAAATTCATCAGCCGTTTTTGTCTGAGACTCGTACTCAGTCTTCGCCTGTTCGTTCCATAGCGCATGAAGACCTTTCAACTGAGGGGCCGTAACCCCTAACTTGTGGGCCGCTTCCGCGAAGACTTTGGTTCTGGCCTCGTCATAAACCATCCCCTCCGGCAGTTCCGGCTTTTCCAGCCCGTAGCCATCCGGGGTTTCGGGTCGACCGAGTGAGTTATAATACGTGTCCATCTCCGCGTCAGTTGCACCTTCATCGGGGATAATAACCCCTTTGGCGTTTCTCAGGCGGCTTGTGTCCTTCTCAAGCTCTATGTACCCAGTTGCAAGGTTCTCAATACTCGGAAACTTATCAAGAGCCGGTCTTATCTCCTCCGACAGGTTTAGCCGGTAGTCTTGCTCCTGGTTTCCGTCCTGGTTTTCGTCCTGGTTTCCCACTTGTTCCTCTGCCATTTTTTATTCCCTCCTCCAAAAGTTCAATTATTCTGAGTCCTACAATTACCAACTCGTCACTATGAATGAATGGGTTGGTTTTAATATCGTTCCGTATCTTCTCAATCGTCTCCTTCATCTATATCTCCCTCGACCTTTCTTTCTTTTCTGCTAAAGTTCACACGTACCGAAGTCAACCCATCCCATTTTACTTCAGCAAAAAGAATAGATGGCCATAAACAAAGAGAAAAAAGAGGCCACAACAAAAACAGAATAAACCTACGTAGCCAATTCATCATCCTCCTCCTCCGGTAGTTCTGGCGGGTCCGTTAAAGCCGCCTGTATGTCCAGCCATATGCTCCTTCTCCCCTCTTTCAAAACCGTGTAGTACGGGTCTAACTTTCCATCAATAATACTCTGAGCGACTGAGGTGGAATCCTGACCGCACATCTTTCTCAGGTCAGCAAGAACCGACTGCCCGGCAGTTCCCTCAAATACCGCCATCCAACGCTGAAATCGTTCCAACCTTCTCGGGTCTTTCATTCACTCTCTCCGTGTAAATGATACGTTCATTTTCCTTGTCCACATATTTGTGAATATCCCCTTGCGGATCAAGACCAGCACCCCTTAAAATCAATTCAACCATTTTCCCGCTGTTGGCCTCTCGAAGCCTCTTAAACGGTATGGCTGTCTGTCTGGTTCCCATTACAGCCCCACATTTCCGCTAAGATCGGCCAGCAGTCCCTTACTCGGATCTGTCTCGGAGGCAGTCTTAGCACCTTCAAGTAAACTCCCGGCATCGGATATCCCCTCGGCCTTTGCCTGTGCCTCGGCTCTTGCTTCACGCATAGCCTTCACCCTTGAAGTCTTTTCAGAAACCTTGTTGAGCGCAGGATAGAGTTCCTGAACCAGCCTGTAGTATTCATCTCCGCTTATCAGATCAAGCATCTCCGGTTTGACTCCGGCCATCGTGAGAATCATGGTCAAAGCGTTCTGTATCTCCTGTGACTCGTAAAGCCTCTGAGCCTTCGCAATCGGTGACAGATAGACAATCTTGAAATCTCCCTGCCCACCTACCGAAGCCATGTATTGAGTGAGCTTCGGGAATTTCCCCAATCGGTAGAGTATCCAGAACGACCGCACAACAATGGGCTTCAAAAGCTCTTCCATGAACCGATTCAGCAACGGGCCCAGAATCTTCAAGTTCTCACTCGCTATCTGAATGATCTCCTGTGCCGTCCGGGGCTGTCCTTCCTGCTGTGTCCTGAATTGCTTATAAAAGAAGAACTCCCGTATCTGCCCCCGTTTCTGCTCACACTTGCTCTCATAATTCGGAAGCTGTTGGAACGTACCCGGAGGATAGAGGGTTGTTATCTCGGAACCCTGCTTATCCCAATTTGAATTGTATGTATGCCCACCAGGGCCAACCTTGATCGGTAAGGACGTTCCTTCGTCCGGGCCTTGTGTCGGAGGGTCGGCCGCTTTCTGCCATGAACGGATACCCGTCTTCTCCATGGAGTTGAGCATCTTCGTATCCGGTAGCGCGTTCCAGCCCATTCCACGGCCATACCCATCTCCGGACATCATAAACAGCCTCGGGATAGCGTAAGGCATTTCATCAAACCCGCCCTCATCAAGCACTTCTTTCTCCTCAACAGCGATATAGGCCGAAAGGAAAGCCTTGCTTTTTGAGTCTTTCTTATAGGTCCCGTCCTTATTTATTTCCCGATCAGTTCTCGGAGAGACAAGATGCACAACCTCAAATTCCTTGTCGCGGTCATCCCCCTTCCTGGTGAGAGCTTCAACCATCTTCTTTGTCAAGGAGCTTTGGGGCCATTCCTGCCGTGCCTGTCGTGCGGTCATCTTATAACAACGCATGACAGTATCAACATCGCCTTCGGAATCATCATCCGTGTATATCTGGCAAAGCGGGATAGGCATGAAGTTCAACGGCTTTTTCTTGCCCTGCCCGATAAAAAGTCCTGACTGACCAAACCCTATGACTTCTTCATACACCCCGTCAATGTTGGTGTAGAAGTTGCTCGCATGGTATTCGGCCGGCATGACCTCATTGACTTCTTCAAGAGCCTCCTTTACTGCCGGTTCTTGGTTGAGCCTCTTGTCAGACATTTCAATGTTGTGCCAGGGGAGGGCCGCATTCGTCAGCATCC